AGAAAAAGAGATGCTCGAAAGCGCGACGAGGCGCACCGCAGACGCCCGGAAAAAACAGCGCGGCGAAGAGAAAATTGCTGCGTCCGATGCGGCAGACCTAAAAGCGCGCACCGACGAGCTGAATGAGAAGCAATGGTATGGCGTCGATTTAGTCATCGACGAATCAGGTAATCCCGCCGGTTACCCCTCGAACTGGGTAAATGCCTATCACGAGCTTCATGGTGCGGCTGCAGAAGCCATCCGAAAAGGCAAGGCATCAGGAGATCCGAGATATGCAAAAATAAGGCCGAGCGAATCCTACAAAAAGATCAACCGCATGGAAGACGGCCCTTTGAAGGTCGAAGCCATGGCAAAAGACTTCCGCACTATTGTTGGTATGGCAAAGAGCCAAGGTTACGAAGACCTGCTCGACGTTCAGTTCGACGAAACTGGAACACCCCAGGACTTCGACGTGCAAGAACTTCTCAAGGTTATGTATCGGGTGACTAAATGAAGCTCCCTAAAGCGCCAGACATGAAGACAAACCTGGACGACTCCCGCCAGGCTAAGTATCGCTACGAACGCATTTGGGATCTGTGCCTGCTTTACCTGCGCGGTAAACAGCACGTCACCCTCGACACGCGTAGCCGAACCTTCGTTGATGTGCGCTACCCGAATGGCCAGACCAAGGTGGTCATCAACCGCCTCCTCAACGGCTATCGAAACCTGCTCGCCAAACTTAGTATGGCCTATCCGGGCATGACTGTGCTTCCCGCGTCGCCGTCGCCCGATGACATTACCAAAGCTGAAGCAGCTGAACAGGCGCTCAAGTATATTTGGAATGCAGACGACGTTGCAGCGACGCTGGAGCAAATGGCGGCATGGACGATTGCGACCGGAAACTGCGGATTACAAACCTTTTATGACCCTGACGACGACGCAGTCCACATCAAGTCAATAGCGCCCTTTGATGTATTCTACGAGGGGGGTGTGACAAGTTACGAGGAAACGCGCTGGGCCGCAGTGCGTACTTTTGTTCACCGTGATGACCTCGCTGAGGCTTATCCTGACGAAAAGGAATACATCAAGAAGCTCGCTAGTAACACGGGCGGTAGCTCACCCATGAGCCAAGGTAGGCGCTTTTTAGCGTTTGGCGGCGATGACTCACAGATCAACCCGAAGGATAGACTAGAGGTTTTTGAAATCTACACCCGCGGAGGCGACACCGCTATTATGGCCGGTGATCGATACCTCTTCAAAGGGAAGTGGACCGGTAAACACCTTCCCGTCCAACTGGTACGCTACACCAACGTGCCCGGCGAACTGTGGGGCATGGGCTATATCCAGCCGCTAATCGAGATTCAGGATCTGTACAACCGAGCCCGCGCTCAAGTTATCGACATCATCGAGAACCATGGCTGGCCTAAATGGGTTGTGCCTCGGACCTCGGGTATCAACAAACAGTCGATTACCAAGGCAGCAGGTGAGAAGATTTACTACAACGCTAGTGGTGGCCCTCCCCCCACTCAGATCACGCCGCCTCCGTTGCCTATGCACATGCTCGATAACATTCGGCAGCTTACGCAAGAGATCGACGACATTGGCGGCCTGCACGCTACAAGCCTTGGTAAACGAGCAGTGGGTATTGAGAGTGGTAAAGCCATCGATGCTCTTGCTTCAAACGACATGACCCAGCTCCAGGTTACCCAGCGCAACATCGAAAAGGCAGTGAAGATCATGGCAGAGACGTCGCTGCTGCTGATGAAGGAATACTACAAAGAGGACAAGATGCTTCGGATGCTCGACCAAACCGGTAAGGTGGTGTGGAGTGAACTGCAGCTAACTAGTCTGCAGGATGATCCTGAAGTGTTTCTTGAAGCAGGCACTTTGTTCCGTGATGAAAAGCAAGACCGCGACCAGAAGGTTATCGAACTTTTGCAGCTTGGTCTTATCGACCAAAAGACCGCTATGCGAGAGCTGGATTTCAAGACCGGACGAAGCTGGGTTATCCAGAAGATGCAGTCACAGAGCCACGCACGAGAACTTCTGCAAGGCATCCTCGACGGCTACCCAATCGAAATCTTCCCGAGCGACGACCTCGAAACCATCGAACAGGTCTTCGTCAACTTCGTCCAGAACGAGGAATACTACGCTCTCGACGACGAGCGCCAACAGTACATCCGCGATGTGGTTATTGCCTTACAGACCTTTGGTCGAGAAGACGAAGATGTGCGCAAGCAGCTGCTTGAACGCACTGTCTTCCCGCCACGGACGCCTGCGCCACAGGACATGACCAAGCTGGCAGCTTCGATGGGGAGTATGGAAGGCGCGGGGCAGGCATCAGAACAAATGATGGACCATTCCTTGCGTAAAGCAGATCGTGCCCGACTTGATGAGGCGTTGCCGGATCGTGGCGACATGGCCGGGTTTGGAGGCTAGCAATGAACGTCACTCAGGTAATGCAACAGCTCAACCGTATGATCGACGAGGCTGATACAACCTACGTTACAAATGATGATCGCTCACAGTGGCTTGAGATGGCCTACAACGAACTGCGAGAGCGTGTGGTTGGCACTGCGCCGGAAATCTACATGAAGAGCGCCACACTGACGATGGCGAATGCTAATCAGTATGACCTGGCTAATCCGCCCCTTGGCGGCGTAACACTGCTGGGGCCTAATGCGACAGAACGTCTTTACCGAATCTATCGTGTCGCTGTGCCCAACGATGACGGATCTGTAAATCGGTACATTCGGGCGTATGCAGACCCCAAAATCTTCTCGAACATGAAGTTTGCTTACGGGAGTGGTTGGACGCTGACTGGCTCACGCCTTATCGTTTCTAATCCGATCAGCGGCACCCTTTCTATTGATTACGTTCCGATGAGTGAGGTCGATTGGACAAAGTTTGCTCCAGCAGACAACGAGTTCATTGATGACCTAACTCCATTTCATTCGATCATCGCAATGCTTGCGGCACAGTATTACCAAGTGGCGGATGGCGCAGCCAATCAAGTGCTCGACCGCCAGCTTCAGGTTCGCTTGAAGCAGCTTGAGCAATACTTAGCGCAAGAGCGTACACCGGATGGAGCCCACTACGTTGAGGAACGCGCGAGTGATTGGTACTAATGGCTATCCCTCGCAAGGAAATAGACCTCCTCAAAGGAGGGGTCAAAACCGGGGAGGCCGCACGCTCCCCGTGGGTGCAGAACCTTTGGGTGCCTGCAGGAACTGATGAATGGTCAGTGCGTCCTGGCTTTGGTCAGGTGGCGCAAATGGATACCGGGCTATCAGCGTTTCTCGGGCCGGCTAATACTCAGGTCAAAACAACGCCCGGCTTCTACACGCATCTAGGCAGTAAGCTTTTTACAACGCACTTTGGGCACGAGCAGGTACTCAGCGTGTTTTGGGGAACAGCATACACTGACCACCAGCGCAAGAACGCACGCATCTTAGTATACGCTCACATCCAAGACCTTGAGACAGGAGCTGCATGGAGCGAGCCCTTGTATCGCCATACAGCGCAGATGGAAGAAACGAGCGAAGTCCTTCAATCTCCTTATTACAACGGGACGCTTGCGCAGTTCTCTGCGCACCAAGAAACGAATAAGAGACGAGATTACCGGCATTTCTATAGCTTTGATGCAGATCCCGTGTTTTTCACGGTAATGAATGACGCTAATAAGAATACCGGCGTGTTCTTTGGTAATAAAGAAATGGGCTTGTGGGCCTACTATCCGACCAACCTTCGCACTCAGGACTGGCACCAAAAACACCGATCCTATTTGCAGTCTCTTTTCACGCGCACATGTCATTCAGGTGCAGCCGAAAGCTCCCTGATCCGGCCTGTGACCCCAGCGAATGGCCCCTTCGATGCAAACTATACCTACCGGACAGCAGGTTCGTTCCCGGTCTGCCACGCAGCAACAACGCTCAACGGGCGGCTTGTCGTTGCAGACGATACTACTCTGTATTTTAGCGATATGGGGTATCCTGCTAGCTTTATCGGTAGCAATATTGAGGAGCTTCCTGTCACGACTCCCATTACTGCGCTTGGTCAACTAAACGGCAACCTGCTGGTCTTCACCAGAAGCGAGACGTTCTTTTACGCTCCTGCTACTGGCGCACTGCAGGGCGGCGGAAGACTTCTAAAAATCAACGACGAGGTTGGGTGCATCAACAACAATGCGCTTGCGTCTACAGGATCTGAGTTATTTTGGGTTGATAAGGGCGGCGTTTACGTCACGCAAAATGGCCTCAATATAACAGAAGCAAGCACTGAGATTCAAAACTTTTTTCGGGGTGGCACGACAAACCCGCTCAATAACTTTTACCAAAAGAGCGGCGCTACCGATTTAGCAAACGAACAGCCGCGCACGACCATCGCTTTCAATCCCGATGATCCGGTAAGTGTAAGCTATCACGAGCAGACAGGGTCGCTATTTATAGCTATCCCATCCGCCAATATGCTCTGGTGCAAAACCATGGGCTGGTCAGCTTGGACACTTGAAAGCTTGGCTTATGCACCCGGCGGAACACCGGCTGTCGGCACCACACAGAACATTACTACTCCCTGGGTTATGTCATCCAAAAGCGGCGTCTACCTTGTTGGGGGATCTGAACTACAAGTAACCGCTGATAATGCTGTTTTAGGGGCTAGTAACTTATGGGTTGGGGAAAGCAATGTTCTGTCCAGCCAGTACCTACTGAAACTCGGTCATGGTGGGGCGCTCGACAGGACCGTCGCCATTTCCGAGGATAAACGCTGTCTACCAGGACAGTATGACCCCACAAAAAAGTGGGCATACATCACAGCCTTTGTTGCGGGCGCTAACACCATTTATACCCTGCAGCAGGATTTCGGTGCGCAGATCGGTGAC